ATGCCTACTAAACAATATCCAGCGCCGGGATGGCGCGACTACATCGCACAATGGCTTGATTCCCTCAAGGCCGGCGCATACGCCGCCAGCACGATCAACACGAGACGATGCCAGCTCACAGCCATCAGCCAAGCGCTCGGCGGTAGCCCACTCGACGTGGAGGCCAGTGACCTAGTCGCCTACTTCGCCGGCCGCGAATGGAAGCCGGAGACACGCAAAGGCGCGCGAAACGCATGCGCCGGATTCTTCGGCTGGATGTTCCAGACCGGACACATCGACACCGACCCCAGCCGTGCGCTACCGAGCATACGGCGCCCACACCCCCACCCAAGGCCATGCCCGGACATAGTCATCCTCAAAGCCCTCTCAAAGGCCACCGACCGGGAACGGCTCATGCTCAGACTCGGAGCCGAGGCCGGCCTCAGGCGCTTCGAGATAGCCAAAATATCCGACGCCGACCTCGTCAGAGACCTCATGGGCTGGAGCCTCATGGTGATCGGCAAAGGCGACGTACAGCGCATGGTGCCAATCAGCGACGACCTCGCAGGAGAGATTCGCGCTCACGGCCCCGGCTACATCTTCCCAGGACGGTGGGGATCCCATGTCGAAGCGAGCTATGTCGGCAAACACCTATCACGTCTGCTCGATGGATGGTCCGCACACTCGCTGCGACACCGGTACGCCACCCGCACATGGGAGGCGACGCACGGCCTGCTGCCCGTGAGCCGACTGCTGGGCCACGCCTCGGTGGAGACCACGCAACGCTACGTCGCCATGCCGTGCGCACGTCTGAGGGACGCCGTATCGGCCACACTCATCGCATGACCCAACACCATAGTTTTGTAAACCTCACTTGACTTGTTTAGTAAATAAAGGTAGACTATAGTTATGAAGCGCAAGGAACTCGAACGGAAGCTCAACAAGCTGGCCAAGGAACACGGAACGACCGCCATCTGGACCGAGGGCGGCAACCACAGCAAGGTCAGCATCCAAGGCATCGAGACCACAGTGCCCCGCCACAGCGAGGTCAACGAGCTCACCGCCAAGGGCATCATCCGCTACTTCGAAAGGAACCTGAAATGAGCGAACCAATGAACGTCACAGCAATCGCGGAGCGCTCCGGCAACTGGTGGGCCGTGGAAGTGCCCGAGATCCCCGGCCTGTTCACACAGGCGCGACGCCTCGACCAAGTCGAGGTCATGGTGCGAGATGCCGCCGGAATGCTCGGCCGGCAGGTCGGAACAGTCACCGTGGATCCGAAGCTGTCCAAGCAGGACGAACGCATGATCGACGAACTGCTCACGGCCCGCCGCGAGGCGACCGAAGCACGCGCCAAGGCATCCGAACTCACCGCAAACGCCGTCGGACTGCTGCGCGGACAAGGCATGACCGTGCGTGACGTGGCCGACATCATCGGCATCACACCGCAAAGGGTCAGCGCATTGGCCAATGCCTAGTCAATCCCAGAACGACGAAAAAGCCCCACTCCCATGGAAGATTCCGTGAGAGCGGGGCTTTTCACATTAGTCGGCTCGGTTTTACGTTAGTCGACCGTGACCGAGCGGGCTTTGAGTTCGCTCGCGCCAATCAGCACGCCGACGAGCGCGGCGGCCGCGTTGAGCGTGGTCACGATCTCGTCGACATACGGCATACCCCACACGGGGCCTACCGTATGCACGAACACGGCCAGCGCCGGGATGGCCAGCAACGCCAGCCATTTGAGCACGTCGTAGACCTTGTCGGGCAGCCAGTACGGATGATTGGTGGTTTCGTCCATGATCTTTCCTTTCAGTAGGTAAGCACCTCGCCGGGGTAGATGAAGTTGGGGTTGCCGGAACGGTATCCGTGGAGCTGTGTCCACTGGATGCCAAGCCGCGCGGCGATGGACGACAATGTGTCACCGGAGCGCACCGTCACCGTCCGCGGGGGGCGCGTTGCTCGCGGCGCTTACGCTGCCGCCGCCGAATGTGCTGCCGTCCTTGTTGACGAGGCGCACAGGTTCCACTGGGGTCGGGGTGACTGCCTCATCGGCGTCGACCACCTTCAGGATGCGGGTTGGTGCGATTGCCATGTCAAATCACCTCACCTTCCGGTGGACGCGGCGGCCTTGAGTACCGCGATGGCCTTCGGGTTGAGCACCGCGTAGCTGAAAACGGCCTCGGTGCGGTAGGCGATCTGGTTGCTGCCGGCCAAATCGACGCCGGTGTTGTCCGGGTCGCCGTAAGGGATGACCTCGGCGGTGATCGGGCAGGCCAGACGCCACTTGATGGTGGAGAAGTCGCCGAGGAAAGCCATGACCTCGGGAGCGACGGCCTTGGTCTTGGTGCCCTTGACGGTGTTGGACACCACAGCCGGGATGCCGTCGAGGCTGCCGGCCTGCAGGCTCAAGGGGATTTCCGGGTAGAGGCGGCTTCCGGTGGTGCTGGTGCGCAGGGTGCGCAGTTTGGCGGCCCATGTGCGGGACAGGGCGATGCCGTTGATGTCCCAGTCCTGCACGGCGGCGGCCAATGCGTCGATGTTGGCGATCTCGTCCTTGCCGGCGGTGACCTGCGCGGCTGTCGTGTCAAGGGCGGTGTAGCCGTCGAGTGCGGTGCCGGTCTTGGGGTTGAGGGCGTGGTAGACGACGATGTCGAGGGCGCGGCCGATGGCGTTGGCCTGATCGGCCTGAATCGCGTCGAGAATCTTGAGCTGGTCGGCTTCATCGGCCCACTGGAGCTGCTTGGACACGCGGATGGTGACCTGCACGGTGAAGCGCTTGCCTTCGACGTGGGTGACGGTCTGCTCGTAGCCGGATTTCTTCGCGCCTTCGGCCACCACATCGGCTTCGGCGGCTCCGGTGAACACGTTGTATTTGTCGTCAAGGAATCCGTTGATGGTGTCGGCCGGGAACAGTGCGGCGATGGTGCTGGTGTCCTTGGCCTTCTCGACGATGGCGAGTGCGACGCTGGTGGGCAGCGTGACGTTGGTGGTTTGCAGTGCCATGGTGGCTCCTTACTGGTTGTTGAATAGTTGTTTGAGAAGTTCGGCGTTTTCGCTGGGCTTGGGGTCTTCTGGATGGCCGGCCGGGTCGGTGATGTGCGGCGCGTAGCTCTTCGGCTTGAGGGTGTCGCCCCATGCCTTGAGCGCTTCGGCCGAGGCGTTGATGGTTTCCTCGGTGTCGCCATGGAGCAGTTCGGCGGGTACGCCGTACTTTTCCGCTGCGGCCGAGCGCCATCCGGCCTTCTGCTGGTCGGCCTCGTAGTCGGCTAGTTTGGCCTCGGCCTTTTCGGCGCGCTTGTTGGCCTTGTCTATCTCGGCCTGCGTGGCTTCCTTGTACTGTGCGTATTCCGTGGCGACGGACTTGTTCGACTCGGCCTTGGATTGCCAGTCGCGCATGTGTCCGCGCATGTCCTCGTATTTCGCCTTCCAGTACTCGGCGGTGTTCTCCTCGGGCTTTTCGCCTTCCTGATTCGCCTGCTGCTCGCTGTTTTCGTTGTCGGCCATGGCGGGCCTTCCTTTCCGCCCTTTTCGGGCATTAAAAAGCCCCATTTGCTGGGGCTTAAGAGTGGTGGAGGCGGGACTCGAACCCGCGTTGTGTCAATGTCGGAGCTTTACAGGCCCCTGCCGTCGCCGCTGGGCCACTCCACCGTGTTCGTGATAGGATGGGATTAATGAGCGCCCTTGTTACCGCCCTTTTTGGTGGTTTCAGCGGCGCTCATCTGATTCTTTGCAATTGGGATTCCTTGGTGAGGATGTAGACGGTTCCGTCCTTGAATCTGTGGCTCTTCAAGATGTGTTCGACAAGCTGCGCATCGCTCATGTTGCCGTTTTCGGAATTGTCGATGATGAGCCGTCGGCAGTCCGGTTTTTTGGAAGCGCTGCCCAAGTAGCTGTCGATGGTGCGGAATTTGTCGGCCGATTGAGGCGTCTTGAGTTCGATGCCTCCGGACAGATCGGACAGCCCGATGAGGTTCAGTCGCCCGGTGTCCGGGTCTCGAATCTCGCGATGGTCGATCTGGAACGCGGGAACGACGCCATGTTTCCGCAGACGTTCGGCGGTGCGAATCTCCTGCGGACGTTCGCGCTCGGTTTCTGTGCGCATGGCCTCGCTTGGGAAGCTGATCGGAGGTTCGGTGCCGTCGTAAAGCCATTGCGGGTCGCGCCAGCGCATCTCGGCCAGCACTTGGCGCGTGACCCATTCGTCGAACCTGTAGACGTCGTCGCCGTTCTCCTCGGCGAACGCCCGGTATTGTTCGTATCGGGTTTTCGTCAGGAGTCGTTCAACGCTTGCGCGGCATGCCTTGTAGCGTGCTTTCATGGCGTCGGGGTCGTAGCCGTTGATTTTGGTTTTGCCCCATGAGCTGACGATCTGGCAGTTGTCGTCGCGGTGGTAGCCGTTGAATTTGCCGGCCGATTCGTCGCTCCAGTAGACGTAGCCTCTGGATGCGAGCATGATGCAGAATGCGCAGGTTGGGCCTTGCGGGACTCGTGCGTATCGTGGTTCGCTGGGGTCTTTTTCGGCGGTGAACTGTTGGGTGAGCCGGGTGGTGGAGTTGATGATGTCCTTGGCGAGCTGTTCCCATTGTGCGTCGTCGTAGCCTGCGGTTTTCTTGGCCCACAGGTCTTGCATGGTCACGCCTGATTTGGCGCGCCCGTTGATGACGTCGGTGAATTTGAGGCCTGCGAAGTCGGTGTCGTTGAAGCCGCCGAACACCTGCCATGCGGCGCGGTCGGAGGTGACCTGCGCCGGTTGGAAGTCGGGTAGTTCCACGTGTGCGGCGAGCGCCCATGCTGATCTGACGTTGCGGTAGTAGTCCTGTGCGATGAGGTTGGCTTGGCGTGCGTATTGGGCGAGTTGGGCCTGTGCGTTTTCGAGTGGGTCGCCTTCGTCGTAGGTGGCGTTGGCGACCATGGTTTTCGCTTCGATGATGAGGTTGGCGATTTCTTCGAGGTAGTCGTCGTACAGGGTGTTGAGGTGGGTTTCGAATGCTTGGCGTTGGCTGTCACTGAGGTTGCTCAGTGGGAGGCTGCTGCGTTTGCTGGGTGCTCTGCCGGCCATTGGTTGCCTCCTGTGTCGTTGCTCCGAGCAGTCGTGCGCGCAGGTCGTCTACGGATTGTTCGGCTTTGAGGATGTTGATTTCGTCGGCCGTGAGTCCGAGTCGGCGGTAGGCGACGCTGCTGGTGGCGTATGAGGGGTTGACGCCTGCGATTTTGGCGTAGGTGTCTGCTCGGGCTGCGTCGGTGATTTCGCGGGTTGGTGCGAACCATGGCGTGATGCGCTTGAGTTGGTCGGGAAGCTGGCCGCTGTTGATGTTGTCGCGCAGGCATATGGCCATCTGCATGAGTCGTTTGAGTTGCATGCCGAAGGCTTTGTTTTGACGGTCGGCGATGCGGGTGAGCTTGCGTTCGGCGGCGGCCATGGCTTCGGCGCTTGAGGGGTTGTCGAGGGTGATGCCCATTTCGTCGACCGGTACGCTCATTTCGCTCGCACACAGCATGGCGATGGTTTTGAGCATGTCGCTGTGGGGCTGCATGCTGGCCTGCTGGACTTGCACGACTTGGGGCAGGTCGCCCTTGACGTCGCGGCCCAGTCCGTTGATGGCGCTGATGAGTGAGCTCCAAGTATCGGCGCTGAAGGCGCTTCTGTCGGCTCCGAGGAACCAGAGCTTGGGTGCGGCATAGAATTCTGCGGTCGTTTCCATGCGCACCATGCTGCGGAATGCCATGTCGGTGAGGGCCATGACTGGGCGGCTGATGCGGCTGCATCCGAACGGTCTCGATAGCTGCTGGTCATGGATGAACGGCACCGCGCATGGCCCGTTCCATTGTGGAGTCTCGTGCAGTCCTGATACCTGCCATGCCGAGGCGAATGCGTCGCGTTTGATCTGCCATGTACGGCCGGGCAGGAACACGTCGAACGCTGTGATGTAGCCGTTCGAGTCGGCTTCCTTGATGGTGAGCACCGACTTGAGCCTGTTGCGTGTGCCGTCCCACAACGCGGCCGACCAGTCGGCAGAGCGGGGCACGACTGCGATTCCGTCGTCGTCAACCACGGTGAGGAAGCTGCATGAGTGCGTGTAGCAGGAGATGACCGACGGTTGGATTGCGAGACGCAGGCCGCTTTCCTCGGTGAGATCGTCGATGCCGTTGTCGTCGGAGCCTTGGTATTCCCATCCGTCGAAGTCGGTGAAGTCCGACAGCGAGCGCACGGCCTTGCGTGGTCAGCCGACGCAGGCCTTGGCTTCGCTCTTGACTTTCTGGGGGATGCCGATGCCGAAGTCTTGCAGGTTCTCGTGGGCGTTGTAGTAGAGGGAGCGCAGGAGGTTGCCGGGGTATTTCTCGCGCCATACCTTCATCAGGAGCCTGATGGTGTCCATATCGGCATCGGGGATGTCGGCGATGGCGGCGGCGGTGAAGGATTCGATTTGGAGCGGTTGCCTTGCGGGCCGCGTCCACCATCTCGTCGGTGATCTCGAGCCGTTTGGTTCGGGCTTTTTCGTAGCCGATGGCGAACGCGTCGGCGGGGCTGTCGTTGAGGGTCAATTCGGTGTCGGCGAGCGCGGTTATGGCTTCTCAGCTGGCGTGCATGAAGTCCTCGAGTTTCATATTTCGTCCTCCTGTTCGAGGTTGAGTTCGGTTATGAGCTGGTCGTGCAGTTCTTCGCAGCGTTGGTCCACGTAGCCCTTGAGGCGTTTCAGGCGGGACTGCTCGAACCATTTGCGTTTGAACTTCATGATTCCCTCCCGGTAGGCGTCCTCGCCGATGTCTCCGGCCTGCCACAGGTCGAGCGCTTCGGCCAATCCGCCGGTACGACTGCCCCACAAGGGAGCGCAGAACAGGTCATAAAACAGGTCGTTGATCTCGGCGTCGCAAAACCGGCCTTCGAACGCCTCCCGCGTGCTGTATTGCGCGTAGTCGAAGTGCCCGCCGCTCGCTGCCGGGCCTCGCGGATGGTCTTGGCCCTGATGACCTTGTCGAGCTGTTCCGGATTGACGTCATGGATGATCGCGAGCAGGTTGAAGCAGATCGTCACGTCGGCCATCTCCTCGACCAGATTCTCGCGCACGCCCCTGCCCCGCAGGAGCTTGCTGACCGCGTGGATAAGCTCCGAACACTCCTCCATGCACACGATCATCCGGTCGCGAACGCCGTAATGCTCGATCGACCGCTCCCAGACGCCACGCATCCACCCGCCGGCGTCCTCGATGCGCTCCATGCCGTCGAGGGCCTTGAGGTAGCCGGCCTCGTAGGCCTCGCGCTGCACGTACACCTGTTCGACACGGTTCGGGTCGTCCGACAATGGTTCCGGCAGCGCGTAGGCCTCGCACGCCGCAGCATGCGCCCTGAGCGTCACATCATCCATCATTCCGCCGCTCCTTCCCCGGTCTGCACGCCATCCCAATCGCACTGCGTATAGGTCTGCGTTCCATCACCCACCGAGACCCTGAAATGCACGCACGGCACACGCTGCCCACCGCTACCGGTCACCTCGATGTACTCCCACGAATCCGCATCCGCCTCAATCAACGTCGTAGGCGGATACGAAGTACAGGCGGCGAGCGCCGATGCCGTCATGACGGGCCTGTCTCGTTAAGTGTGTAACTGGCGTTTTCAT